GATTGTTGCTGCTTAGGCATTGGTTTCTCAATTCGATTCAGCCAGTTTGTGACAAACCTGCGAGTCTTATTGCGGTCTGGATGGTTTAGAAGCCAAGCATCGATTCGTTTCAATTCAGTGTCAATGTCCAAATAGTCATAAATTCGTTTCAAGTCAGAAACAAATTCTTCAGTTGTCCTTGTGTCTTTACTTGCTTTAGTTCTTTTTTCATTATCATAGTTCTTAGTAGTGGGCGATTTTACCGAATCGGGATTTTCCGCTTTCGGGTTTTCCCGTTTCGGAATTTCATCAAACGGAGATTCAAGATTGGGTGAGTCATAAACAAAATACTCCCATCCTCCGGGTTCTGCTCCGCTCCTTGGCCTGCGCCAAATGTAATGAGCCTCTACAAGCTCAGAAATGCCAGTAGAAACGCTCTCCGTTCCATCCTTGGATGCCGTAGCCAAATGGGAGATATGAACCTCCCAATCGGTTGGCAGCGAAAGAAGGTAAGATAACAGTCCCTTAGCTTTGAATGACAATTCCGTTGAGTGTAAAAACTCGTTTGGAATTATAGTGAAGTTGGTAGAACGCTTTTGGCGAAATATGTTCTTACTCATTTTAACATCAATGGCTTAATTGTTCTGTTAGTAATATTACATTTCCGCTTCTCAGAGCATTCTAATACTCCTTTTTTCTTCAAGCCATTACATCTTCCAGCAATAGCATTAATTTGTATTCCAGTAATTTCTGACAATTCTTGAAGAGAATAGTTTACACCTCTTTCCATTCTATCAATAATTTTCTTCTCTTGCCTTTGAAGAGTCCCATCACATTTAATCTCATTGTATGCTTGAATGGAAGTGCTTTGCATATCTGTTTTTTTACTCCAACCAAAAAGGTCTTCTAATAATGTATTTGTCATTTTATTTATTGTGTTTAAGTTAATTATATATTTCTTTTATTGTTTCTTGTAGTGTTTTTTTTACTGGCAATATCATTTCGCCGGGTATGCAGTCCTTGATAATTTCTTGTATTTTACAGATCACTTCATTATGCTTTTCTATCCTGCGTTCAAGTGATTCTATTGTGTTTATCAGGTTTTGATATGTATTTATGCACATAGTATTTATTTCATTCCGAATATTGATTTTAGAATATCTACTGATGCTGATTCTTGTTGAAAATTCTGCCTTGTTTTTTCAACAGGTTCTTCATCTCCGTCATACATGGCAATCTCCCATGTTGTATCAAACATCTTCCTTAGTCCTTTTGCCGACATGGTTACGTTACCATCACTATTGAAAGAGGGATTCTTCTTGCTGTATATTTTCCAAAGTTCTTCTTTTGTCATATTAAAAAGCCATAAGGCGCATACGGATTCGATATTGAGGATACCCAACAATCTTAAGGCATTCAGCCAATACTAAAGTTTCAACAGGTGATTCTTCTTCTTCCTTGTCGAATGATAACCACCGATCAAACTCCTTCCATCGTTCAGCAACAAGCTTGTCGCTCCAAAAATCCCACCAGATCATTCTTGCAATCGGGCCTTGCAAGCGTTCTGGCAGGCCTAAAACTCGTTGTAGCCAATCTTCTGGAGTAACTAGCTTCAAGGCTACCCACTGAGCTATTTCAAACTTCTCATTTCTTGTGCGTTCACTTTTCAACTTCTGCTTGTATCCTGTTAATGTTCTCATATTAATTGTTTTTAATGTATTTTAGTGCTGCGATTGCTTTTTTAATTTCATTTCTCCAATATTCGTAATCCCGCCATTCCCAATTTTTTTTGATTGATAGTCTCAATGCAACTTCAATCGTTGAGTAAATGCCATAAGGCATAGTGTCTTTTATTTTATCCATATTATTTGTTTTTCTTTTTATCTTGGATCATTTTGCTAAATCCATCTTTTCGTTTTGCTTGTTCCTCTTTAACTGGAGTGCGATATTTCTCGCACAACTCACGAAATGTCTCACCAGACATTGTTCCTCCGAGCGCATCAACCAGCTCATCCATGCCCCATTTCCCGCTGATTGCAGCGGAAACGATAGCAACTCGGTCAAAATACTCGCTTCCCTTGACCTTGGATAGCCTCCAGCCTTCCAACTCCTCACCTGCGTCCAGTTTTGCTTTAGCCGCATCTTTGAGAGGCTTTACCAATTCACTTTGGAATAGCTTTTCTAATTGCAAAAATCGAGACAGGCGTGATGGATCATTAATAATCTCTTGGCGTAATGCCTCCAGATTTGAAGTTGAATCCATCAACGTGTTGACTTCAATGACAGGTTTAACCATTTGCGGACAAACATCACGCTTTGCGCACCATGAACAATAATCGCATCGTGTTGGCTGTTTGTTAGGATCAGCATATGCGTCTAGAATGCCTTCAACAATGCTCTTGGCTTTCTCCAATGTAAACTTATGCTCTACAACCTCATTCTGGTCACAATAGATAAGATAGCAAGTCCATTCATCGCAGAAATACGATTCCATGTTTCCATACGCATATGCTGCCATTTGAGCGTAATAATCACGCTGAATTCCCGTCTTCAAATCGCATGATGTTATCTTCTTGGGAATGCGAACATCCTCTGTGCCAATATGTTCAATGCCGGGAGTCTGAACCTTCAAATCATCTTCGTTGCTAATTATCTGCTCATCTCCAGCAATTGCTTTGACCTGCTTGATTGCCCACTTGACGGCCTTGGCATCGTCTTTGGACAGGTTATTGTCGTTTAGCTTGCCAGTTGCCAAGGCATCGCGGAATGCGGAATCAAGTGCTGTTCCTCGTTGTGCCGCTGGGCCTGCCTCTCCTGCCTTGGATTCAAAGCAGGAACAGGCGGCTAGTTTTGGTAATAGTGAATGTCTCATGTTTATTTTATAGTTGATTTAGTTTGTATGTAAGTAATGTTAAAACTCCGATTGGAATTATAATTTTTAATGCTTCAAATGAAGCAACGATTAGGAATAGAGTATGGTCTGGAGTCATGTTTAGTCCTTATTTTGTTGTTGGATTGCCAAAAGATGCTGTAGTAAATATTCCTCCACATCGTTAAGTTTTGCGTATTGTTCAATCCTTTCATCCCTCGCATTGGAGAAGGCTTCTGCTGATTGAACATAGTAATCACGCCCGTTAAACTCAATTTGTCGGATTGCATCTTGAGCTGCTCGAACTGCATCGTATGCCTGCTCATATCCATTCCACAAGTCCTGATAACTTGTGCCGTTCATGTGTATTGTCGGTGTTGTTATATTCATTTTAATCGCAATAGCAAGTTGCCTTGCATTTGTAGATGTAAAGACCATCTTGGTTATCTTCGCTGCATGAAAAGTCTTGACCTCCCATGCCATGAGCTTGACCTATTGATCTTGCTGCTGACCTTGTAATTTTACGAGTTGTTGTAATTGTAAACTCATACCATTCCGTGTTACCGGAGGCGGACATGGAAGTCCGCTCTCCCTCAAATGTGATGTTATTCCTCATGCTTCTATTAAATCATTCTTTGCCCGTAAACATAGTTTGGATTGCGCCTGCTCCAGTCATCATGGAATTCTCTTGCCTCCTCCAATTGCTGCTGGCGTTGTTCTGATTTTGATGGTTCATCGATTGGCCTGCGAATGCGATACACTTCTTCATCGCAATCATTGTCTCTTATTCTGTCCATATTATTTAGTTCCTTTCTCAACTGCTGTTATGAAACGGGAAAGACCAGTGTTGATTCTCTTCCGATATTCCTTATCCGTAATATCTTTCCACGTTTGACCTTCGCTGATCTTATTCTTCCCGATGAGGAACGAATTAACTTCCTTAGAGTCTGATAATGTTGCAGCTACTTCTGGAGTAAACCAATCTGCTTCCCATTCGATGACTTCGCCTTGGACTGGTTCAGCCTCAACGATGATTTCCTTCGGAGGTTCCGGCAATGCGGGCGCGTCCACTTTAGATTTAGGCTCCTCTTGAACAATTTCAACTTGTGCTGCCTTGAGAGGTTTAGTATCGAAGTCTTGAACCTCCTCGGCCAAGTAAACACCATTAAGGCAGGCAGGATAGCAGGCTCTCACCCCCTCTGCGACAACACGTGCGGACAGCATAGCCCTTGCGTATTGCTTCCATGTTTGCTTTGAGGTTAGCCCAGCGTCCCTCGCTTGTTCAATAGTCCACTCAACAAGCAATTCACCACCTTGAGCGTGACTAAACTTTGCAGATGCCTTGGAGTCTGTGCGCTCAACCCATTGGATTTTCCCGCCTGCTGCTTGAAACCTTGCCAATGCTGCTTGGCTCTTGAGAGCAGGACGGCCTTGGATGATGTCAAACTCACTGGCAACGCTTGCAGGATGCCTTCCCTCGCTTTGAGCTACTAGCATGAGTGCAACGGCCTGATCCGGTGTCTTGATGCCGAACAGGCCCGATTTAGTAATGGCCTGTGCCATCGCTTGAATGTCCGAAACGGACTGATTAACTACAATTTGATTTTGCATATTTATTTTATGTTTATGTTTGTGTTCTGGGGAGAACAATGTTGATGCGTTTTATGTGCCTATCGGAAAATGAAGCTCTCCTGTTATAGAATACCAAATATCGTCTTGAGGTTTGCTTTGCGCGTAGTTGCACTTGCGACAATATAAACCTGCAAATTTTTTCGGCATCAAAAAGCCACTTTCAATTCTTTGCATAATTGCAATCCTCCCTTCTTCACCACAGTTCGGGCAGTTATCTACATTGTGAGTTTTTATTTTATCTGATTCTTGAAAGAATTCTTTTTCAGTTATTTTCATGCGCGTTCAGTTTTATTTTATTTCGATGTCTGCAATGCCTTGGGCATCGCTTGTGTCTAATCCTTCGTTTTCAAGTTGTTTTACCCTTGCAAGCCATGCGTCATGCAATGGTGATTTTTCATGGCAAGGTGGATATTTCATGCGCGTCCAGTTTTCCTTTTAGCTTCTCTTATTGTTTCCCGAATGTCTTTTGAAATAATCTTTGCCCTTGGGACAGTTATGCGTATCTCATCAAGATCATGCCTTGTCGCGGTCTTTAGCTGGAATTCGAATAGATCGTTAATTTGCTTTAGTAGTTCGATCATATAATTTTTTCAAAAATGTTTTCTATGTCTTGTTTTTCATCTTTCCACATTTGAAAATCATTCCATGTAGAGTCTCCTGTTGTGCAAGATTTGATCTTTCTACCAAGTGAAACGCTTCTTTTTTCCAATGCGTCAACGAATTCAAATTGTGACAAATTGCCAAAATCATATAACAAAGTTATTTCATCAAGATTCATGGCAAGACCCCCTTTGTTTTGGAGAGTGCGGCCTTGCACTGGTCAATCAACAAGCTATCTTGGTCGCCGAATGCGTCAACGATCGCCTGCAATGCGTCCAGCATATCGGGCGCGGCGGAAATGATGTGTGCGTTGGCAAGATTGCCACTGTGGAGGGCGCAAATCTCATTTTTGCCATGTTTAATCAATCCCCATGTTGGATCGTGTTTCCAAGGGCCGGGAGTGTGCTCTGTTTTCATTTTATTCATTATTGGTTTCTGATTGTGTAAGGTGTGCGTTCTCATTTTCTTAAAATTCTTTTGTTTAGATATTGATATGCTTTTATGAGTCTGGAAAATTCCGTTTCATTGTATTAGAGAAAGTGCTTTTTCAATGTCTCGGATTAATCCTCTCTTCACATGTTCAGCGTATTTCTCTGAATCTTTTTTAATTCGCGCCGCTTGTTCCTCGGCATCCCTTACAATTCGCGCCGCCTGTTCCTTTGCAAGATTAATCGTGTTTTGCTCCATTTTACGAGTTTCCGCCCATCCCATTTGAGGAAACATATCGCTTCGGATGTCTCGCTCAATGTATGGGATTTGATCTTTTAACCATGGACCACAATAAGAATCTGGCCCCAGTGTTTCCGCGCACGTTGTCAGAAGGTAAATTTCGTCTTTCTTTGTCATATGTTATTTAATTTTATTTTTTTAATTTTGGGATTAAAACAAAATGAAAGAATAATTCACTTCACTTTCAACGGGATTGATTTTCTCCCATGTTTTCTTGCCACAAGTAAGGGTTTTCGCCTTTTCGTTAAAAACTACAGTGTGTAGGGAAATAAAGCCGCCATTGGAAGCGGGAACCATATTGCATTTTTTAACAAACCCCCGCCGATTGCCAACACGAACGGGAGTATTTGGCGAAAGTATATCATTTGAACCGATTTTTCTGTTCATAATAGAATGAAGATAAGAGCTGCGCCAATGATGGAGAGTGTGAGCAAAAGCCCAAAGAAGCGGGATTTTGCTTTGTTGTATTGAAGAGAAGAGTTTAGTTTAGACATAATTAGAAGAGAAAAGCGGGGAGTTTTTCACGCTCCCCGCTTTGTTTTAAGTTAGTGATTAAGAAAGAACCAAATCGTGCCGTTGTCATCCTCGCTTGTCGCGTAGTCGTAACGAAGATTGCAATTCCATGAAGCTTCCCAATCAATCACGATCCAGTTTGGGAAATCTTTGGGAATGTCTCCGCAATCTTCGGCCATGCGCTCCGCAAACTCCGCGAATGAATCAGCCGTTCCGTAGAATGCGTCTTGTGCCTGCTCAATCGTCAGGCCGTCGCATCCGATAGCGTCGCAGTATTGAGCGAGTAATTCCCTGTCGTGTTCATCTAATTCCAGCCAATCCCACAAAGCAGAATCAAAGCCGCTTTCCCCGTAAAACTCACGAGGGAAGCTTTGAAAATCCTGAAACATGAATTCAGGATCAACCTCATCGCTGTGCAATTCTTTACAGGCCTCATAAAAAGATTCTTTATTGTGGCCCTCAAGACTAACCCAAGCGCCGGAAATGCTGCCGTTGTTGTATTTCTCATACGTGCCAACGTAAACCGCAGGCTCGTTACTGGTAACTATGTTCTTTTGTTCGATAGTGATCATATATATTTTTTGATTGATTGTTGATTGATTAGAATAAAAGCCCAGTGACGCGAAATGCACGGGGCCCATTGACTTCCAAAACATCCACAGTTCCGAAAGGGTGAATTTTTACAATATGGCAAATAATGCCACGAACTTTGATGAGTTGCCCTAATTTTGGTTTCATATTATTGATTGATTTATTTATTTTTTTCGACTCAGGAACCGTTCCTGAATCTGGAAACAGCATCGCATTTCCTCGCAAATCACCAAGAAAAAAAGTTTCACAGTCCATCAATTCGGGTGTTGACATTATATCAAAAACTCTGACAACCGCATAAAACCTCGCTCTGCGGGCGTCGATGAAAATATATTTTCTCGAAATTATTTTCGTGAAACGTTTGCGTGAATTTAAAGTTGATTCATACTCTCCGCATCAATTCCCAAACGGGAAAATCCCGATTGCATAAATCAATTTTCATGCCATGTTTAAAATTCAAAAACTATGCCAAGTTTGAAAATATCTTTTATCATGCCAAGATGATAACTTCACAAAATTATTATCATGCCAACTTTTCAAGACTATTGAACGCGAAGCAAAGGCCCGAATTTGAGCCAGCGAAAATAGAGGAGCTTCTGCGCAGCTCATTTTAAACAGCATCAAATCTCAATCGTCAAGAACTAAATTACAATGTCCGACAAAAAAGGAAGGCCCACAAGCTACACGAAAGAAAAAGCAGATGAGATTTGCCGAATGATCGAAAATGGCCTCACCCTCAATTCTATCAGCAAACTAGACGGAATGCCGGAGATTAGCACGATCTACAATTGGCAAGATGCGAATCCCGAATTCATGGAAACCTACGCTCGTGCGAGAGCGAGGAAGGCTGATACGATTGCGGACATGATACAGGAAGAGGCATTTTCCGCTAATGACGCGCAAATTGGAAGATTGCGGATCGATGCTCTCAAATGGACCGCATCTAAACTCGCGCCGAAAAAGTATGGAGATAAGATCGAGGTTGAGACTCAATCTCAGCAGAATTTCAAGATAAGCTTCACTGTGCCAGAACGTGACAATGCCGCGCTTCTGGAACCTGCCACGATTGCGTTAAATGCCAGCACAGCTCTGGTGCCGCAGATTATAGACGTATCAACTGAAAGCATACCCGAAAACTCCGATTTGCAAGCTTCGGGCGACATTAGCGCGGATAAGGTATAATCACACTGGCAGCATTACGCCATCCGCATTCAATAAGATTTGCCGATGCGCATTAAATAAGACTTTAAATGACACCAAACAACGAACAACAAGAACCACAGGAACCAATGAACCGAACCACAGACCCAAAAGACTACCGCCAGTTTGTTAGAACACTATGCAAAGCAGGAAGCCTGATTGCTGCTGAAATGACTCCCGATGATGCCCACAAGCTTCATATGGCTGTTGGCGCATCTGGTGAAGCAGGCGAACTACTGGACGCAATCAAGAAGGCAGTTATTTATCGAAAGCCTCTCGACATGGCCAATGTTCGGGAAGAGTGCGGAGACATTCTATTTTATGTCACTGGCCTTCTGGATAGCATCGGATGCGGACTGGACGAGATAATCACGGAGAACATGGAGAAACTTTCCACGAGGTATCAGTCCCTCTCATTCTCAAATCATGCCGCCATTACTCGCGCCGATAAGCAAACTGCCGCAGTAGATAAGGACCATGGTAGTGAAGTGAAGGCACCAGCGCCAGAAGATGATTTTGAAGAGATCATCATTGAACGCACTTGCAACATTGACGATGAAACCTGTGAATCCTGCCAATGAATAATATGAGCGAACAAGACACGTCCGAGTTTGATCCGAACGAATTCATCGATAGCCTAGACATAATAGCCTCATGGCTCCATGAAATATTAGTAAACAATGGCAGCGATGAATTGAACGACGAAGGCGGACCGGCATATCAAGACTACGATACCGCAACGCAGACCGCCATTGCGTCGGCATTTGCGTATTCACGCATTCTCCGCGTCCTATCCGCTGAAATTTTCCAGCTACACCAAGGCGACATAAGCGAAGAACAGTTCCACCATGCAATCGATGAAGGTATAAATGAACTAGAGGAAAATAGCCCGTTCAGCGAGGAGGAAGAAGAATGAACATTGAAAATCAAATCCAAAAACTAGCAGCCGAGTATCACAAGCTAATCGGAGGCGACCACCACAAGGATCGTGATTGCCACTGGCATATTGACGTGACATGGAGTTACGGAGAGCCTGCCCGTTATTTTGTGAAGCATAAAGGCTATGTTTACGAAGGCGTAGAAATTCCGTGCGGATGCTATGCCGAGGCACTGGACAAACTACACGAGGAATTAAAGCGAGCAGTAGAACTCGAAAAGATAAGAGCAGAACAAGAAAACAACATAAATTTTCCAGACTCCGACATACTCGGCAAACTGCGAGCAGCCTACGAACTATGAACTGGGGAGAATACGCAATTGAATTGGCGGAAGTTGCCAAGCTAAAATCAAAAGACCCATGGTTACAAGTTGGCGCAGCATTATTACGACACGATAACACAGTGGCAGGTATTGGATTTAATGGCTTCCCGTCTGGCATGGAGGAAGATTGGACAGATAGAGAGAATCGGAGTCTTTACGTGATCCATGCCGAGCAGAATGCGATGAGGTATGTTAAGCCCGGAGAATGCTATCTGCTAGCCACTACAACGCTGCCGTGCAATAATTGTTTGAAGATAATTGCAAGCTATGGAATCAAGACAGTGATTTATCGATATGTCTACGAAAGAGACGATAGCACATTGAAGCTTGCAGAAGATTTTGGAATTGATTTAATAAGATTATGAACGAAGAAGAAGAGCTGAAGCAGACAGTAAAAGCATTGCGAAAGAATCTGAGGGAAGATAATGCAAGGATGGACATTATGGAAGAAATGATTGAAGAAGCCAAGATTGCTTTTTACGCTGGAAAACCAGCTTCGGAAATATACAACATACTAACGAGAGAGAATAAATAAATGAGATTCCATGTATTAGGATTACCGCACACAGTAACGAGTAAAGAATTCAACGCCTGTGCATATACGCAGAAAGTTGTAAAATTTGGAAAGATGATGACAGAGAGAGGGCATGAAGTCATTCACTACGGACATAAAGACTCAGACTTGATTTGCACGGAGCACGTATCAGTTTTAACGAATGATGACTTCAAGAAAAGTTATGGAACGCATGATTGGCGCAAGACGTTCTTTAAGTTTGATACTAACGATCACGCCTATCAAACTTTCTATGCAAATGCCATTCGTGAAGTAGAGAAGCGGAAGCGGAAGAATGACTTTATCCTACCATTTTGGGGAAGCGGAGTGAGGCCAATCTGTGACGCGCATCCAGATTTGATTTGCGTAGAGCCAGGCATTGGCTACGCAGGAGGTCACTGGGCGCGTTGGAAGGTATGGGAGAGCTATGCCATATACCATGCGTATTGCGGCTTATCTGCCGTTGGTTCATGCAAGCAGGATTGGTATGATGTCGTCATTCCCAATTATTTTGATGCCGAAGATTTTGACTTTGTGAGCAGGAAGGAAGATTACTTCCTATACCTAGGCAGGGTTTATTCTGGAAAGGGCGTTGATGTCGCTATACAGGCTACAGAACGCGCAGGAGTCAAATTGGTGATAGCAGGGCAGAAGGAGGAAGGTTACAAGCTTCCAGACCATGTTGAGTATGTAGGCTACGCAGATGTTCAAACGAGAAAGAAACTCATGGCTAATGCCAAGGCATCATTCCTACCAAGTATGTATGTTGAGCCATTCGGTGGTGTCCAGATTGAGAATTTGCTTTCTGGCACACCTACCATCACCACTGACTGGGGATCATTTGCCGAGAATAACCTGCATGGCATCACTGGCTATCGCTGCCGCACAATGGGTGATTTTGTGGATGCTATCAAAAATATTGATAAGATCAACCCACATGACTGCCGTGCATTTGGAGAAAACTTTACATTGCAAGCAGTAGCGCCAATGTATGAGAAATATTTCAACGATGTGTTGGATGTTTACGAAGGAAAGGGATGGTATGAAGGCGGAAACGGAATTAACGCAATGGAGAAATTTTATCCAAGCAAGTATGATTATTCGGTATACTAGATAAAACGCAGATATACGCTAAATAAAATATGAGTAATACACCAAAAATAGATGAAGTAGAAAAATATTCGGGAATTACAGTCAAAGATTCAGTAACCACTTGTGGCGATGAATCAAGTTCTGTTTATATTCCTGTTATTTTTGCTCGCCAACTTGAGCGTGAGCGCGACAAGGCAAGGCAGCAGCTGGAATACTTGCGCGAGCTGCACAACAAAAATGCAATATACTCCAAAGAACTTTTAGAACTTTGTGGGACGTTACGTAAGGAGCACGGCAAAGCAATCAATGCAATACGAGAGACATTAGAAGAAAACAGACATCTTGCTGATGGGGATGACTCCACACTTCGCAAACTTAAAGCAATAGTTTTAGATTGGGAATAAATATGAGTGACTACACATTTGAATCTAAATATTGGGGAAATTGTTGCAATACTTTTGACGAAGATCAGAAGCACTATGTTTATGCTCGCTACATGGGTCTGAAGCAGGTTGGCTACTCGTTTGATGTAGAAGGCAAATCAATCATTGACATCGGAGGTGGCCCGACCTCCATGCTGCTAAAGACGATTAACATTGGCGCAGGATTGGTTGTTGACCCGTTGGAGTATCCCAAGTGGACGTATGACAGATATGCGGCGAAGGGAATTGAATCGCTTGTAATGCGAGGTGAAGACATTTGCGTTACCAGCTTTGACGAGGCATGGATTTACAACTGCCTTCAGCACACAGATGATCCAGAGTTAATTATTCAAAACGCATTGAAGTCAGCAAAAACATTGCGAATCTTTGAGTGGATTGACATTCCTGCACATGACGGGCATCCTGTTGAATTAACACGGGAAAATTTAAATAAATGGATTGGCAAGGCGGGATATACGCTTCGACTTGCAGAATCTGGATGTTATGGT